TGGAAGTCGTCCTGCCGCGCCTCACGTCTCCCGCGCTGACCCGGCAGGACGTCGCCGCGCTCGATCCCGCCGACCTGACGCAGTTCGGCATGGAGATCGCCGGTTTTTTGTTGACGAAAGCGACCCGGTCGGACTTCCCGAACGCGTAGAGGACGCGATGGCCGATATCGCGGTGGTGTTCCACTGGCCGCCCGCCACGATGGCGGCCATGACGCCCGCCGAACTCATGCAGTGGCGCGAGCGCGCCCGCGTGCGTCATGGCGGCGAGTCCTGACGCATGGATTTGAAACTCACCGTCCTGCTGGGGATGATCGATCGCGCGACCGCACCGCTGCGGGCGATCGGCGACCGCTCGGCGGCGACCGCCAAGGCGCTGCGCGACACGCGCCAGCGCCTGAAAGACCTTTCACGCGTGCAGGAGGCCGTGCAGGGTTTCCGCGAGCTGAAGGCCGGCACCGAGAAGCTGGGCGCGAAGCTGCGCGAGACGCAGCAGCGCGCGACGACGCTCGGCAAGCGGATCGCCGACTCGGGTGTGGCGACCGAAGCGCAGGCTCAGGCGTTCGACAGCGCGCGGAAACAGGCGGCGGTGCTCGGTCGCAAATACGAAGCCAACACCCTGCAACTGCAGGCGATGCGCCAGAGTCTCGGCGCGGCCGGCGTGGATACGAAAAACCTGAGCCAGCACGAGCGGCGCCTGCGCGACGATCTGGCCGGCGCCAATCGTCAGCTTGAAACGCAGCAGGCCCGCCTGCAGCAGCTGACCACGCAGCAACGTCGCGCCAGCACGGCACGCCAAGCCTACGAACGCGCGCAGGCGACCGGCGCGCACCTGGCGGTCGGCGGACTGGCGGCGATGACGACCGGCCAGCACCTCCTGGGCGGCCTGCGGCCGGTGCTGGACGAAGCGAAAGCCTTCCAGACCCAGATGGCGCAGCTGCGCGCACTCGGCATCGGCGATGCGATGGTCAGCGATGCCTCCAAGTTTGCGCGCGGCCTGGACGTGATGGGCACCAGCGCCACGGAGAATCTGAAGTTGCTGAAGGAGTCGTACAGCGTCCTGCGTGACATGCACGAGGCCGAGCAGGTCACGCCGTATCTCGCGCGGATGAAATTCGGCATCGAGACCGTGATGGCGCAGGCCGGCCACGGCGAAGGCCACGGCGAGCATGCCGAAACCATGTTCATGGATCTGTTGAAGGTCGCCGAGCTGCGCGGCGCCGCGAAAAATCCCGAGAGCCTGAAACGCGTGCTCGACTTCGCCACGCAATCGTATGTCGCCTCCGGTGGCCTGGTGAAGCCGGAGGACATGCTCAACCTGATCAAGACCGGTGGCGTCGCGGCCAAGCAGCTCGACGATTCCACGTTCTTTTTCGGCTTGCTGCACACGATGCAGGAAATGGGCGGCCATCGCGCCGGCACGGGCCTCGCCACCGCGTACCAGAATTGGGCAGCGGGCCGCACCACCCAGCAGTCCGCCGAGGAACTGGCCCAGCTCGGCCTGCTGAATTCCAACGCGGTGAAATACGGCAAGACCGGCCACGTCACCAAGCTCTTACCCGATGCATTGAAGGATGGCGCGCTATACCGGAGCAATCCGTATCAGTTCCTGCTCGACAAGGTCATCCCGAAGCTCAACCCCACCGGCGCGCTCACCGACCAACAGGTGGTCAGCAAGATCAACGCACTATTCTCCGGTCGCAAGGGTGGCGATCTATTCGCTTCCTTGTATATGGAGCGCTCGAACATCGCCAAGCATCTCGCTGCCGCGCCGAAGGCCTACGGCGTCGAAGCGCTATACCGCGAGGCGACGCAGACCGCGCAGGGACAGGAAGCCGAGCTGCTGGCGAAGAAGGCCGACCTCTATCGCGAGTTGGGTACGCAGCTGCTGCCGCTGTATGTGTCGGCCTTAAGCAAGCTGGTCGGTGTGCTGCGATCGCTCAATGGCTGGGCGCAGCGGCATCCGCAGCTTGCCAAAGGTCTGGTCGTCGTCGCGGCGTCGTTCGGCGTGCTGCTCTCGACGGTGAGCGCGGTGATGGTGGCGCTTGGCGGCCTGATCGGGCAGTTCGCGCTGCTGCGTTTCGCGCTGCGCATGGGCGGCCTGCGCCTCGGTGCGCTGTTCGGGCGCGGTGCGGCGGCGGGCGAAGGTGCAGCCGGCTGGCTGTCGCGCTTGCCTCGGCTTTTCCCGCTGATCGCGACCGGCGCCCGCGCGGCGATGCTCGCCATCACCGGCGTCAGCGCGCCGGTCGCGCTGCTGGTGGCGGCGCTGGTCGCCGGTGCGGTGCTGGTGCATCGGTACTGGCAACCCATCGCGGCGTGGTTGCAGGGCGTCGGACAAGGGATCGTGCAGACGGTCGGGCCGGTGCTGGCGAAGATCGGCGACGCGCTGGCACCGCTGAAACCGGCATGGGATGCGATCGCGGCTGGCATCGCGACCGTGTGGCGCTGGCTGATCCAGTTGCTGGCGCCGTTCCAGGCGACCCGCGAACAGCTCGACGGTGCGCGCCAGAACGGCGTGGCCTTCGGCCGCGTGGTTGGGCTGGTGCTCGGCGGCGTGGTGCAGGCCGTGACGGCAGGCGTGCGCGCGTTCGTGTGGTTGGGTGAATCGATCGGCATCGCCGCGGGTTGGGTCGCCGTGCATTGGGGGCCGGTCGGCGCGTGGTTTGCGTCGCTGTGGTCGGGCATCCAGTCTGCCGCCTCGACGGCGCTGGACTGGATACAGCGCAAGCTCGATGCCGTACGCGGCGTGATCGATCAGCTCAGTGCGGCCTGGCGACGCCTGCATGGCGACACCGCACCCGCGATGGGTCAGGCGCCGGTGCAGTGGATCATGCCGAACGACACCGAGCGCGCGCATCGCATCGCCGAAACCATCGGCCGCACGCCCTTGCCCGGTGCGGAGACGCCCGCCACCGCCAGTGGCCCTCCCGCGATCACGAACGCGCCGCCCGTGGGTGCACGCGGCGCGCGGCCCGTGCAGGTTGCCGGCGACACCGTCACGGTGCACGTCGATGCGCGCGGCAGCGATCCCGCGCAGACCCAGCGCGCCGTGCGCGATGCCCTGGCGCAACACGCACGCGAGAAACAGGCCCGCGCCCGCTCCGCTTATACCGATGAGGACTGACCCGTGTCCGGTTACGCCCTGATGGCCTTCGGGCCGTTCGCCTTTGGGCTCGGCACCGCCGCGTTCGCGCAGTTGCAGCGGCAGATGCAGTTCAAGCATGCGGCAGCAGTGCGCGTCGGTGTACGCGATGCGTATCAGTTTCTCGGCCCCGGCTCGGAAACGCTCACCCTGTCCGGCGTCGTCGCGCCCGAAGTGACCGGCACGCTGGCGTCGATCACCCAGCTGGAAAACCTCGGCCGTGAGGGCCGCTCGTATGTCTTGGTCGATGGCGCCGGCACGTTGTACGGGGTGTACTACATCGACAGCCTGCAGACGACGCAGAGCTATCACTTTGCCGATGGCACGCCGCGCCGGGTGGAGTTCAGCGTGACGCTGGGGCGCAGCGACGATCTGCCCACCGATACGCCGGCCACGACCGGTGGCGACACGCCGGCATGATCGTGCAGCCGAATCAGCCGATGCTACGACCCACGTGCAAGGTCAGCATCGACGGCGTCGACCTGACCGCACGCCTGCTGCCGCGTTTGGGTTCGCTCAGCATCACGACGACGCGCGCCGGGCATGCCGATCAGCTCGATCTGGAATTCGAGGCGACGGATGGACGTGTGGCCTTGCCGCGCACGGGCGCTCGCCTGAGCGTGATGCTCGGCTTTGAAGGCAGCGGCGTCGCCCTGCAGGGCGATTACACCGTGGACGAGATCGAGCATCGCGGTGCACCCGACATGATCAGCGTGCGGGCGCGCAGCGCGCGCGTGGCCGGGCCGCTGAACGTGCGCAAGGAACGCAGCTGGACCGATACCGCGCTCGGCAAGCTGGTGAAGATCATCGCCAGCGAACATGGCTTGGAGCCTCGGGTAGCGTCGTCGCTGGCGGATCGGCCCATTGCGCACCTGGACCAGACCGAATCGGACATGGCCTTGCTGCGTCGCCTTGGTCGGCAGTGGGATGCGATCGCGACGGTCAAGGCCGGGCGGCTGCTGTTCGCACCGATCGGGCAGGCTCTGACCGCGGGCGGCACCGCGTTACCGCTGCTGACACTGGTGCGCAGTGCCGGCGACCAGCATCGCTACCACGCGGCCGAACGCAACGCCTATACCGGCGTGCGTGCGATCTGGCATGACTTCGGCGCGGCGCGCGGCCGGTCGGTGCTGGCCGGCACGGCCGGGCATGTGAAGGTCATGCGCGATCGCTACGCCCGCGAGGACGATGCCCAGAGGGCCGCCGCCGCGGAGATGGCGCGTGTCCAGCGCCGCGCGTGCACCTTCGAGCTGCAATTGGCGATCGGACGTCCGGACCTCATGCCCGAAATGCCGGCGCGACTCATCGGCTGGCATCCGGCCATCGATACGATAACTTGGATCATCGATCAGGCACGGCACAGGCTGGATGGCGCGAGCGGCTATACCACGGAAGTGTCGCTGGAGAACCGGGCGACTACCGACGACCATGCAACGTTGAGCGAGACACACGACGACATGTAGGCGAATGCTGATCCGAATGGTCGGACTAAGCAGCATGTACGCACCGCATCTTCTTCGCCAGCTCGGGTAGTGTGGCAACATCGTTAAACTAGACGTGTTGGCTCTTGGCTCAAACGGGCCTTTCCAATCAGCATGCGGCACGGTGGCAGTCTCGAACTGAAAATCGGGTAGGAGGAGGCATGCAAAACAAGTATCTTTTTATCGATGGCGCCTATTTGCGTGCCGTCATCTCTGATTTTGGCAAGTACTGGTATGGCATTGAAGACGTGCCCTTCCGATACAACGCACTCGCACTCGGTCACAAAAAGGTCTTCTACTACGACTGCTTGCCTATTGCGCGCAGTGATGAGACCGAGGATGCCTTTGCGCTTCGACTTGCAGCTCAAGAGAATTTTTTTGGCGAGCTTCGGGCATTGCATGGATGGCACGTACTGCTAGGCGTATTAAAGCGTGCGCGAAAAGAGAAGGCCACCCAGAAAGAAATAGACGTCATGATTGCGGTAGATATGCTCACACACACCTACCGCCGAAATATGAGCGAACTGACATTTATCGCTGGGGATCAGGACTTCTTGCCTTTGGTAGAAGCGTTGGTTAGAGAGGGCATGTTTGTCACGCTTCTTTATGAGCAAGAGTCTGGTAGCCGCGAACTGATCAATGCAGCCGATGCGCGCAAGTCCATGGACCTCCCTACTCTTCACAGTCTGCTGACTAGCGAGTTCAGAGATAGTCATCCCTTACCCGAAATAACGACACGTCACCAAGGACCGATGAAGGAGCACAGTCTCATCTGCACGGCTGAAACAACTGACACAGCTACCATCGAGATTCGAAGATTGGATCCTCCGAGGAGGATGTTCGCGGCGATGAGAATTTATCCTGGACAATTAATGTGCCAGTGTTATGAGCATGACAACCTGGAATTTCTTAAAAAGTATTGTGACGATTGCTTCGGATGTGAGAACTGGCTTGACGCTTAACCTATTCACTTAAGCTTCGCAAAAACGCCTAGTTCCAAGACATTTCCGCCATATCCAGCGCTCGCTGGAATCTTGTTCGTTCAGCTGGACGTCCAGACGTCTTTCCGGAAAGGCCAGTGCGGCTTATCGGCTGGCACCCGGCGATCGATACAGTGAGCTGGATCATTGAGCAGGCGCGGCACACGCCGGACGGCACGAGCGGTTACACCACGGCCTTATCGTTGGAGAACCGGGCGACCGTGGCTGATCATGCGGCGCTGGATGAAACGGAGAGTGCCGCATAGCGGCACGGCCTCGTCCTCAACACGATAAGCAGGATGAAAGGGCCAACTTTATGTGACGTATGCCTCATCTTGTGGACTCGAAGAGGATCGTAATATCATGCGTTTCACCGCGATGCATTCGACCGCGTCAAGGTATCGCGAACTAGAGTCCAGGCGGTATGGATTCCAAAAAATGAACGCATGTTGCATGGATTTTTCCTCGCATCGAGTACGACCCGCTCCATGATCGAAATCGCAAGTTCTCACGAATCTGTCCGCTATACCGCCCCTTCGCTGCTCGCCAATCGCAACACCATCGCCTGTCCGCACTGCGGCGGACGCGTCCGCACCCTGACCTCCCGCGCGCTCAGCGCCTTGGTGCGAGAAATCTATTTCGACTGCCTGGATGTGACCTGCGCGCATCGCTTCGTGGCGCAGCTGGGCATCGTGCGCACGCTGACGCCCAGCCTGCGGCCCTGCGCCGAGGTCGCTATTCCTCTGGTTGAGCGTCGCGCCAACGATATCCGGATGCCCGCCACCGACCCGGTTCGACCCGCGGGCGGTACCGCGCTCCGGCGCTGGCTGGCGTAACCCTTTTCTCGTTCGTTGTTGGGTTCAAGACATGAGGCCGCGGACGGCTTCTTGTCATCGTTTTTTTTCAGGGGGTCTTGCATGCTGTATCCGGTCACCAAGTCGGTCAACGAAAACGAGCTGCGGCGGCAGCTGGCCGTCGAATTCATCCAGGCGCATGAAGCCCAATACCTCCATAGCGAACCGCTCGTGCGTCGCTGCGTCGCGTATCTGGTCGCTCACTGGCGCGTGCCGGTCGAGTCGGCCTATGACCTGGCCATGCATGCCCTGGCCGAACGACAGCAGCGCCAACAGCCAGCCGCGTTCGATCTGCCATCCTCGACCCCGGCCGTGGTGCGCCTGATCGACTCGGCCACCGGCCGCGTCGCCGCCTTTACCGCCAGCGAGCTCTGGCAGCTGGCGCAGCATCGGGCGCACATCGAAAACCAGTGCGGCCGACGCGCGGACCGCGACTAGCCTCCCTCGTCGTTCTCCCTACCTAAGATCACGCTTCGATGGCCGGTAGGCCATCGGAACGGGCGTGATCGCGCGCACCTTGCCTTTCAACCCCGCACGGTAGCCCTGGCTACCTCCTGGAGATCATCCCCATGCCTGTAAATAAAACGACGCCCCCACCGGACAACGTCATGCGCTTTACGATCGCCGTGTCGCCGGGGGTGGTCCTGCATCTGCGCCGGCACGACTTCGGCGTGACGGCGGTCTTGGTGGCCCATACCGCGCCGCTCATGGCGTACACCGCCCCGCTGTGCTTTGCCCAGGCGCGCATGGAACACGTCCGCGTCGAGATCGGTCCGTTGGCCTGCCTCTATCTCGACACGACTGTTTTCGTCCTACCCGGCGACGAGCTGGCCGCGGCGGCCAAGCGGCTGCACCTGCCCTCCAAGTACGTGTCGCACGCATGAATCACGATCTGCATCGCGACGTGTTGAAGCGGCTGTTGGATGAATTCAAGTTCAAGGAAAACGGCGACTGGTTGCAGGAAGGCGTCTGCACCCAATGCGGCAAGAAAGAGCTATATGCCAACGCGGCCAGCCCCTGGGTGGTGCGTTGCGGACGCCGGAATAAATGCGGATGGGAGGCGTATGTCAAAGACCTATACGAGGATCTGTTCGAGTCGTGGTCGGATCGGCACGAGGCCACTGTCGAAAATCCCAACGCGAGCGCGGAGGCCTACCTCATCCATGCGCGGGGCTTCGACCTCGCGCGGCTCGCGGGTAGTTATGTGCAGGGCTGGTTCCGCGACAGCGAATCGAAGGCGACGTCGGCGACGGTGCGCTTTCCGCTGGCGTGCGGCGGCTACTGGGAACGCCTGATCGACCGGCCGCATCGATTTGGCAAGCGCAAGGCGAACTTTTCTCCCGGCGATCGCTACGCTGGCCATGCGTGGGTGCCGCCATCGCTGACCGAGGAACGGCTTGCCGGGCTGGACGAACTGTGGATCGTCGAGGGCATCTTTGATGCGGCTGCGCTCGATCATCGCGGCGTGTCGGCGATGGCGGCACTGTCCTGCACCAACTATCCGCACATTTTCTTGAACCGGCTACGAGAGATATGCGGCGCAGCGCGGCCCACTCTGGTCTGGGCGCTCGATGGGGATCGCGCCGGACGCGAGGCGACCCGCCAGTGGGTGGTTCGGGCGCGCAAGGACGGCTGGATCTGCAAGGCGGCGACGATTGAGCAGACCGAACGCCGCAAACGTGACTGGAACGATCTGCATCTGGCTGACCGACTGTCGCCCAAAGACCTGGAGGAATGCCGCTATCAGGGCGCCGTGCTGATCGCGCGGTCGCCATCGGAAAAAGCGCGCCTGATCTACGGCCGCAGCGGTATGGCGACCTTTTTCTATGACTACGCCGACCGGCTCTACTGGTTCGAGCTGGATATGAAAGCCTACGACAAAGCGATCCAGCAATTGCTGGAAAAAGACCCGGACGGCGACGAGGACGAACGCCGCGAGCAGGCGCTTGCCGAATCCGGCGCGCATACCGAAATCGCCAACTGCTACCCGGCACCGCTGTACTACCAAGCCAATGTGGTCACCGACGAGTCCTGGTACTACTACCGCGTCACCTTCCCGCACGGTGGCGCGGCGATCAAGAACACCTTTGCCGGTTCCAGCTTGGCCAGTGCCAGCGAATTCAAGAAACGGCTGCTCAGCATGGCGCCGGGTGCCGTGTTCACCGGCAGCAGCCAGCAGCTCGACCGCATCATCCGGTCCCAGCTGTTCGCGATCAAAACGGTGGAGACCGTGGATTTCGTCGGCTACAGCAAGGCGCACGGCACGTATGTCATGGGCGACCTCGCGATCAAGGGCGGCGTGGTCTATGACCTCAATGACGAGGACTACTTCGAGATCGGCAAGCTCAACATCAAGACGCTGACGCAGTCGCCGCAACTCATCATCAACCGCGACCGCAAAGCTTATCGTGCCGAATGGCTAGACCTGGTGTGGCGTTGCTTCGGTGCGAAGGGCCTGGTCGCGCTGACCTTCTGGTTCGGCAGCCTGTTTGCCGAGCAGCTTCGTGAAATGCAGAAAAGCTATCCCTTTCTGGAACTGATCGGCGAGGCCGGCTCCGGCAAATCGACCTTGATCGAATTTCTGTGGAAGCTGGTCGGCAGGCGCGATTACGAGGGTTTCGATCCGTCCAAGGCGACCTTGGCGGCACGCGCGCGCAACTTCGCCCAGGTGTCGAATCTGCCCGTGGTGCTGATCGAGAGCGACCGCGAAGGCGACGACGCGAAAAAGCGGTTCGATTGGGACGAATTGAAAACCGCCTACAACGGTCGCAGTGTGCGGGCGCTCGGCGTGAAAAACTCCGGCAACGAAACACGCGAGCCGCCTTTCCGCGCCGCCGTGGTGATTTCGCAGAACGCCAAGGTCGAGGCCAGCGAGGCGATCATGCAACGCATCTGCCATATCCAGGTCGACCGATCAGCGCATACGCCGGCCACGCGTGCCGCTGCGCTGGAACTGGAGCGTATGCCCGTGGATGCCGTCAGTCATTTCCTCGTAATTGCGACGCGCGCCGAGGCGGCGGTGTTGCAGACGATCGCCGAGCAATCGCCCTTGCACGAACACCAATTGCTGGCGCATCCGGAGATCAAGACGACGCGCATCGCGAAGAACCATGGTCAGCTGCTGGCGATCTTCGCGGCGTTGTCCGAGATCGTTAGCTTCACCGACGCACAGCGTGAAGCGGTGGCACGCGAGGTGCAGGCGATGGCCGTCGAGCGTCAGGCATCGATCAGCGACGACCACAAGGTCGTGCAGACGTTCTGGGAGCGGTTCGACTACTTGGATGAGTGGAACGCTAACGGGCCGACGCTCAATCACAGCCGCAAAGCGAACGAGATCGCCGTCAATCTCAACCACTTCGAGCAGCGTGCCGCCGAATTCCGACTG